GGTTTAGGGGGCTGGGGTGCCACTTGTTGCCTCGGCTGGTTTTCGCTTTAGGCCGTTAGCTGCTACAAGGCCGCTTAATGTGCCAGTCATAAAGATTGACAATGTTTTTAGCAAGTCAATAAACGCTGCGTCATTTGGTGATTGCTCTACAGGCTGTGTAACAAATCCTAAAAAATACACAAAACCAATAACGGTAATTGCAAACGTTACGGCAATTGTGCAACCTACAAACACAATCATGCGCGCGTGTAATAGTTCTATTTCTGCTCTTTGCCTAGTCATTAGTTACCCTTTCGCATTGTGTCATTGTCGAGCATCGTGTCATTGGGCCAGTTTTAGGGGCGTTTTGGCGTGTTGTTTCGCACGCGGTTAGGACAAGTGCGAACACAAAACTAACTAGCAGGGTTTGGCGGGTATGGGTTTTCATCTTTAACGACTTGTACGGCGGTTTCCCATGCTTCTTTGGTGTTTGTGCCGCGTTGCCACTCAAAAAATAGGCCGTCTGATTGGGCTTCGTATTGTGTTCGGCGTGTTGTTTCTACTTGTTTTACTTCATTGTTATAAGCAACTAATGGCCATTGTGCGTCTAGTTCGGCTTGTGTTGGTTTCGGTGTTTCGTCTAACCACGTAAGGCCGTCGTAATCATCGCCATTTAATGACCATTGAGCGTTTGCGTAGTTGCTTAATAAAACTGCTGCGTAATTGGTCATGCCGAAATTTCCATAACTGTAATAGTGCTAGTGGTTCTTGCTCGTTGTGATATGTCTGCGTCGCTAACAGCACCGTTGATTGCTATTCCCGTGCCGTTTGTTCTTACTTGTATTTTGTAAGTTGTGGCAGATGTAGTTGCAGGGCTGTCTAAAAATACTGATGCCATGCTAAAAAACTCACTATCGGCAGAAATACCGCCAGTAGTTGCTTGCGTTCTTGACCCAGCTGCGTCACCTACGTTAATGGCAGTCGACCCGCGCACCATTTGCAAATGAACTGCTGCCGCACCTGTAGTACCGCTTCCGTTACCACTAAACAAAACAAAAATTTTACTTGTTGAATAATTAGGTGTAATTGACACGCTTAAACCTGTTACGTCGGTATAACTTGTGCTACTTGTAGTAAATTTGTCGGTTTTAGTTGTGCTAACAACTTGCAATACTCGAAACGCCCCGCGCAATAAATTAAGATTTGCTGCGGTTAAAACCTCGCCACTAACAAACGCTGCGGGTAATGCTGTTGGTGTTGCCATATGTCCTACTTTACGCTAAAACTGGTTGCGGGTCTTGTATATCTAACTTACCGTAAATAGGGTCGTTCAAAATGAATTGGTACACAATTACCGTAGCTGCCGTATAAAACGTAACCCTATGCCCGTTGTTTACGTTTACCTGTATTTCAATACCTTCTACCGATAATTCCTGGGCTACTTCGCCGCCTGTAATTGTGTTGGTAATTGTTATGGTGTCGCCAATGTCGACTAACGCCAAGGTTTCGCGTTGGGCTGTTGTAAGCATTAAATAATCGGTTTGCACGGCGTTAAACGTGGCTTCGGGTTCGCCCACTAACAGGTAATTGGCAAGTGATAAAGCGGCTGCGTCGTTGTGTAAAAGGCTGTTAGTTATGCTTGTATTTTGAATTAGGTACTTGGCTTGGCTTGCTAAATCGTCGGCAACCTCGGGGCTTGTGGCGCCTAGGTGTTGAATACTGGCCCTGTTTACGATTAGGTCGGCGTTAAAAATAATGCCTAAAGAGTTATACGGTATGTTTGTTCCGTCGTCGTGAAAGTCTGCGACGCTACCCGAAAGGGTGTTACCTATGCGCGGTTGGCTGGTTAAATCGCCTGTACGCGACAAGAAAATACGGCCTTGCTCGGCTTGTTGTATTTGGTCAATATACGCCTTTACGTTTGTACCCTCGGGCACGGTGTAGGCAGCGGCCCCGCCCAGCGTTTGGGTGCCTGTTTCAATGTCACGGCTTGCAGCGGGATAAGCAACTTCGGGTAAGTCAAGTACGGCAGATAGGCGGGCGCTTGATAGTTCCTCGGTTACGTTAAATTCGGCTAATGCTGTTTGGGCTAACAAATAAAAGTCGTCGGCACAATACACGGTAACTATGTTTTGTTGGCCCAACTGGTACGAATAATCGTAATTAACTATTTGACCTTTAAACAATTCTATAAAAGTGCCAACGCTGTTGTATCGACCAAACGACACTTTTCGTAACGGGGCTAATGTAAATTCCTCGTTTGGGTCTACGTATGGGCTAGATGAATACAACGGGTTTAAGGTTCCGCCTGCCAGGCTGTCGTTTAAGTTAAATGACATTGTGCCAGCGCTAAATTGGTCGCCTACATCACGGCGCCCGCGCTTAATGTTTACGTTTGTTGAGTATTGCAACATCGGCGCAAATTCTGTAGTACCCGTTAAAACAAATTCGGTGTTATCTAACACGCCTGCCGTAGCGTTATCCAAGCGAAAACTGTTTACTAAAAAGCCCGTATCTATAAATAGTTCGTAGTCGCCGCTTTCAATTACTGACGTAGCCATTATGCAACCGAAATGTTTGCTGGGCCTGCCGCCCTGTTATACGCTCGAATAGCGTTTACTACGCTTTCGCCTATTTCGGCGCTGGTACTAATACCACCATTTACGTTTATAGTAACGCCGTCAAAAAATCCGCCTATGCCACCAAAACTGTCATTAAATGACCTAGGCGAAATAGGGTTTGCGGCTTTTGATGTTACGCCAGCGTCAAACGCTGCGCCAATTCCTTTAACGTCTGCCACATTTAAGCCAGGTACAGCAAGCCCCGATTGGGCAAAATTAAATGCCGCTTGAATACCGTCTAAATACGATTTAGCGTTTGCTACGCCTGCACTATAAAATTTGTCTGCAGCAAGTAGACCTATTGCGTCGGCAGCTGTTTTACTGGCTGTAACAAGTGCGTTGGTTTCGTTAATGGCGTCTACTCCGCCAGCGATTAGCTCGGCGGCTATAGCTGCTCCGCTAACACTTCCAGCGTCTAAAACCAGTTGTAATGCGTCTTTTGATATACCTAATGCAAGTAAAGCGCCGATTGACGCGCTGTAATCTTTTACGCCTTGTGTTTGGTTACGTAAACCAGTAAGGAAACTTGCCCCTGTTTCGTTGCCAGCACTTTTGGCGTCTGCAAAATTAAGGCTGCTACCTAAACTGTCTGAAATGCTTTTACCAAAACCGTCAAACGCTTCTTGGGCTTCGGCAAGTTTATCTTTAGCGTCGTCTAACGCTTTATTCATGCGGTCAGTAAGTGCAGCTGCCGCGTCTTTTGTTGCTTGTTGCATTTTTTTTAATCTGTCGGTTGCGCCTGTAGCACCTTTACCGCTGCTAACTCCGCTTAAACCGTCTGTTGCTGTCGTTGCGGCTTTAGCGTTTTCGGCAAGTTGTTTAGCGGCAAAACTGCTGTAATCGGATTGCCTGCCCATGTTTTGTATACCTGCAGAAAATTTGTCAAAACTGGCGCCTAATTTGTCTACGTCGATTATGTCGTCAAACGCTTTACCCAAAAACCCTAAAGCTTTAGTAGCTTGGCCCATAGCAAATAGCGCGGTAGCGGCAGTTACTACAGCAAATTTGTATAGCACGTTTGCGGCTTTAGCGGCATTAACGGCAACCTGTTTAAATGCGTTTACCATGCCAGGGCCAAAACTGCCCATTTCGTATAGGGCCTGTTGCATACCCTTTACTAAACCTTTTTCGCCGATTACTTCCGCTACACGTTCAAACGCTGGCGTAACTTCGTCGTTAAAGAATTTGACGGCTTTTAAAAATATCGGTAAAAATGCTTGCCCTAAATTGGTTTGGATATTTTCTAGGGTTGCGCCAAGTATTTTTTGTTGTGCTGCTAGACCAGTTGACGTGCGGCTAAAGTCGCCTTGTGCGTCGGCTGTTTGGTCAAAAATAACCTTTTGTGCAGCTAAAACTTTTTGTTGTGCTGTTAACGCTTTATTGCCTGAATATATGCCTAGTTCGGTTGCTGCAGCTTTTAGGGTTGCGTCGTCGAGTAGTACGCCGTATTTGCGTAACGGTTCGGCTTCGCCTCGTAAAGCGGACCCCAGGGCGTTTATGGCTTCGTCTACTGACGTATTATTAAACGACGCCAAATCGGCAGCCATTGTTACAAGGTCAGTAGAAAAATCCGATAAATCTTTTCCAGCAAGTCCAGCGGACTTACCAAAAGTAGCAAACGTGCCAGCCGCTTTAAGCGCTGCCGTTTCCGATAAACCTAAAGAACGGTTTGCTGTATCTGCAAACTTTTCTACTTCTTTAGAAATAGCGCCAAAGACAACAGTATTTTTACTAATTGCTTCGTTAAAATCTGATGCTTTTTGAATTGACTTATAAGCAAACGCGGCAACAGCTACCGTAGCGCCAGCGATAGCGGTGCCTGCAATTAGTGTTGATTTGCTTAAACTGCCAAACGCTTTTTGTGCTGCGTTTACGCCTTTATCTGAAAAGGTCGTAATAATCGGTACGTTAATTGCCACGGCGTACCTTCAATTTTGTGTTGGTGTGCTTCATAACTTTATCAACTATTGCGGTTACTTCATTTTCAACGGCTGGCCGTGCGGCAATTACTCCAGGTTCGGCGGCGCGCGGGTCGTAACTGCCTTGCATTTGTAGATTGGTTACAAAACGGCCTTTAGTGCGGCGCCCTGCATGGTCCCATATTGAGCCTGCAGCGTCGCGCTGGGTGAGTGTTAACAGCTGGTAGGGCCGTGCAGCAAAATCTACGGTTTCGCCTGACTTAAACGTAACTGTTCTAGCGCGTTGC